CAGCTTAATGTATCAGTAACACTAGAAAAAGATAGTGACCCATCATTTGATGATGAATTGGTCAAAACTCTTATGGACCAGATCCAAAGAGAAATGGATGAAGATATAATGCGTAAACTGTACATTGGAAACGGCTGGATACCTGTGAAGTTTCATTTCAAGGATAACTATCAAGCAGTTGATATTAATAATTGGTTAGCTGAAACATGTCAAAGTAAATATCACAGACTTGGCAGTGATTATTTGTTTGAAGATAAAAAAGATGCTGAGTGGTTCTTACTGCGATGGCTATAAACTGGGGTCGTAGCATAGGCTGGAATATTGACATGCATGGATATAAGAAGCGTAAAATGGAATATTCAATCATAGAAAACGGAGCAGACTGCTATCCATGGATGGAGTATTTTGCAATTCTACCTCGCAAAACGGTTACAGGCAAACATATCTTCTGGGAGAAAGCATACAAGCGTAAAGTATGGGTAGTGTGGGGCACAGGCTTTCACATGGAACCAGAAGTTCAGTATGCTACAGCATTTGATTTATTGACATACGATGGTAACTATACCCCTAAAACATAACACGCTCACCCCCGAGCAAGAACAATGGCTCGCAAAGAATATCGGGCCCAGAATGCATTATACCCATCAAAGCATTGGTGGCCAGGGCTGGATTGCAAAGAAGAATTATAAACCTGGCATGGTTAGCACATATTGGCAACTTACGATAGAAGATGATAGGTATGCTACACTTTTTACATTGATGTTCTCATGACTAGTATCCCGCCATTCCAAGATTATGATGACGATGATGGACCAGAGATAGAGTTTCGCAAAAAACGCTGGGACTACTGGGCCGCATTGAAACAGATTCGTAAAGAATACATGGCTGATTTGAAATCACTTGATGGTCAGTTTGATGCGTATGACTTTGAAGATTACATTGAAGCAAACTATGGCATCAGGATGATGATAGTAGACGGTAACATCACTGACGGCTACAAGATCATGGACGAAAAGAAGTACATTATATTTTTATTGAAATACCAATGAGCAATCCATTTGAAATACTAGATGTAAACAAAGACTGGGCTGTTGTATGGCCCTCGTTTGATACTAACTTCAATGACAAAATGAAGTTCAATATGCTTGATTGTATCTTCAAGGAAGTCAAATGCCACGAAGTTGGATTAGGTATGGTTGAGATAGACGATGATGGTAAAAAAGATTATACTATCATGTGGGTCAAGCAAGATATTTGGTTCAATGATCTGACTGATGAATACACACAATACATGTACAAGTATTATCACATTGGTGGTGCTGTGTTCCATAAACTAAAAGAAGCAGAACATTTCAAAGAAATATTAGAAAAGAGATATGCATGGCAATTGCTAAAGGAATAAATGGAACGTTTTTCCCATACCAAGAGATTGAAGAAGTAGAACCAGTTTACTTTCGTAAATTCAAAAAGACCATACCGGTTGACAATGCATGGGAAGATCGTGTATTCTATGAGATTACAAAGTTCCCTATGGGTAGACAAACTACTATAGACTGGTTACTTGAAAATTATCATGATAAGATATACGCTGGTACTTGGTGGACTACTGTTAACGGAATCGTTATGAATGAGAAAATTTACACTCACTATAAATTAATGGAATAACTATGGCATTAGATGTAATGATCGATATTGAAAGTTTAGATACTAGCCCTGATTGTGTGATTCTCACCATCGGCGCAGTACTGTTTGATCCTCGCGGTCAGGGCATCGTTGATAAGATTGAAATTCGTCCTACAATTGAGGATCAAACAGAAATCTATAATCGTAGTATCAACGATGCAACCATGGAGTGGTGGGGCAAACAAAGTCCTGAAGCAATCGAAGAAGCAATGGGAGACAGAGACCGTGTTTCATTTAGTGAAGCAATGGATCAATTATATCACTTCTGTTGGAATCGTGCTAAGGGAGCATGGAGTAACGGTGCAAGCTTTGACGTTGTAGCAATGGATCATGCATGGCGACAACTAGGACGTAATACTCCCTGGAACTTCTGGGATATCAGAGACACACGAACATTGTATGATATCACTGGCGTCACACTTAAAGATGGTGGTCACGTTACTACACACAAGGCCGTAGAAGATGCTGAACGACAGGCTATTGTCGTGCAACGAGGTTATGTTAAATTGATGAAAGCAGGATTGGTACAACCACGATGATATATTGTACAGGTGATAGCTTTACTGCAGGAGATGAATTAGCCGATCATATGTTTTTTGATGACCACCCCGGATATCTTTTCTTTTTGAAATCTGGCCAACGAAGTGCTTGGCACCTAAATAAAAAAATAGACAATGAACTAAGAAAAAAGCTTGAGGTTGAAAATAAAAAAAGAGCATGGCCTGCTAAGTTAGCAGAACTAACAGGATTAGATGTAATCAATAACGGTGCTTCAGGCACATCTACTGGTCAAAAAGTTAATGAAGCCATACTGGAATGCATAACAAATAAAAATATCAAAACTGTTATATTTCAGCTTATATATGATACTAGGATATATAGAGCATATCAAGGTAGAATGAATTCAGTTCAACTAGGATATGAATACCCAGACAACAGTGATTTAGGTGAGCAAGCACGATATTTTATATTGCACGAATCTGACTATACCTTGAGAATGCAATGGTTATATGATCTTATTCGATTGAAAGATTTTTGTGCTGGTAATGGCATAAGATTAATTTTTATAAATGCTAACGCAAATGCATTTCTGATTCCTCCCGGGCTAGAGACACTGGCTTCATATTTAGATATATCTATAACAGTAAGCATGAAACAAATATCATTGTCTTTATGTAATCAAAAAATTAAAAGTATATGCCCAGGTGGACACTATACAGAACAGGTACACGTTGAAGTAGCACAACAACTAAAGGATAAACTTAATGAAATTAAATGCTGATATTGACATTGACTTTGGTGACAGAGAACAGTTGTTGAAGTTGATTCCTCACACACGTGCGGCTATGCGTAATGCTAACCCCATACGTCATCATGCTACTGGTGTATATGTGACTGATGTTCCATATGATCCTGTGCATGACATGGCAAGTATTGATTATGTTGAAGCAGAGAAACGTGGATATTTTAAACTAGACTTACTGAATGTACACGTGTATCAACAAGTACGTGACGAAATGCATTTAGTTGAGTTAATGCGTGAACCTGACTGGTCTAAGTTAAATGATAAGAAGTTTGTAGAGAAATTGATTCACTTGGGTAATCATTATCAGAGTCTACAAAAGATGCCAGAGCCAGTCAATAGTATTCCTAGATTAGCAATGTTCCTAGCATTGATTAGACCATCAAAGAAACATTTGATCGGAAAGAGTTGGAAAGAAGTAGCAAAGACTATCTGGGATAAAGGTGATGATGGATATCACTTTAAAAAATCACATAGTCTAGCATATGCACATTTAGTTGTTGTGCATATGAATTTACTTATGGCATCCGACGCACAAGCGTAATACTTCTACGCTTTGTCCTACGTTTATGTAGTTCGCTGATACTACATGCAGGACCATGTACAATTGTTAACGTTTTGTTATGAAACGTTCTTAGATAGGGCTTGAAAATAGCCCATTCTTCCTTAAGAAACAAGTTGATAGGGATCAATCGGTTACTTTCCCACCACCAAATATCCCCTAATTCTAGGAACTTTTCCTTAATTAGAGGGTCTACGATGGCACCATAGTCGTATATTGTTGTGACAACATCATCCCTGTTTTGCACGATTCCTACGTAATCCTGATTAGCATAGGAGCATATAGTTATGAACGGGTGATTTTCACTTAGTTTCTTGAAAAATTCGTTTTGAATCATTGTTGTTATGTTTACCGAAATATTTATCATCGGATGAAATGGTATTATATTTTGATAAATATGACTATGTACTCAACTCAAGTTTTCGTCTATACACAGCGACAGATCGTTGTACTTTTAACTGGATTTTCCCCTAGGAGCTATATGCCTCAGTATGCCAAACCTTTAACTCTACACAAGGGTGTAGATAATCAACTACAATTTCAATTCCTTAACCAAGAACAAAAGCCTGTGGACATCACTGGCAAAGAAATCACATGTCGTATTATCAGCTATGAAGGTAACAAAGTATTGTTGAGAAAAGCATTGACACTACAATTACCATTGAATGGTATTGCTTCATTATATGTAGCACCCGCTGAGATTGAGGATATTGATCCACAAAAATGCTATTATTCATTAGAGATTCCAGTAGGTCAGTTTGACTTCCCTGTATTTGTAGACCAGAATGCAGGCGCACGTGGTGACTTAAACATCGTTAACAGTGTACTACCAAGCTTTGTGCCAAGTATGCAAGTTACTATTCCTGACGGACAAGGCTTTGCTAATACTAATTGGCTATCAAATAGCTATGTTACACCAAATCCAAATAGTACAGTTTATTATAGCAGTGTTGTATCTACTAATGATAACCCAGTTATGACATGGCAGGCAACATATGCTGATTTCTATGGTAACGTATTCATTGAGGGTTCTACTGTAGGTGACGCTGATTGGTATGTCATTGGTAATGTACATGACTATACATCCCAAACATCAACCGAAGGTTACACTATTCGCGGTTATCATCCTTTTGTCCGTATGACCTTTGTAAGCAACTCAGGTGTGGTCACCAATCTTTGGACTAGGTAATCCAATACTATTGTAAAAGTGTAACAGTTTTGTTATACTGTCTAAATGTTCGATATTCTGTCTATAATTCCAGGCAAGAGAAAACTCACGGGTAGTGGCTGGCATAGTTTCAATGCTGTATGCTGTCACCATCGTGGTCATAGCACGGATAAAAGACAACGTGGTGGTATCAAATTTGATGGCTCTACTAATTGGTCATACCATTGCTTCAACTGTGGGTTCAAATGTGGCTTTCAGTTGGGCAGAAGTATCAGTAAGAATACAAGACAAATGCTAATATGGTGTGGCATCGATGATGCACAGATTAGTAAGTGGAGTATGGAAAGTGTTCAACAAAAAGATTTTGTTGATTTGAGTCCTAAGAAAAAAGAAAAGAAAATCAAGTTCAAGGACCATACATTACCTGATGCTGAACTACTTGACCAAAATAACGAAAAGCACAAAGTATACGTAGAGTATCTGAACCGTAGGGGTATAAGTAGTAGTGAATATCCCTTCATGGTTACACCCAACGACATTGGTCGTATGGCTAATCGTATCATCATTCCATACACATACAAGAACAAGATTGTAGGACATACAAGTAGGTTCTTAGACAACAAGATTCCAAAATACATCAATGAACAACAACCAGGTGTTGTGTTCGGTTATGACTTTCAGAAGCCAAACAATAGCGTTTGTATTCTAGTTGAAGGTATATTCGATGCGTTAAGTTTAGGTGCTTGTGCATTGACACACAATACAATCAGCGATGAGCAAGCTGAATTATTAGCACAACTAAACAGAAAAATTATCTTTGTTCCAGATCATGATAAGACAGGCTTAGCTACATGCGACAGAGCATTAGAGTTAGGTTATAGTGTTAGTATTCCCAAGTGGGATGATGATGTAAAAGATGTAAACGATGCAGTTGTTAAGTATGGTAGACTACCAACACTATTAAGCATATTAGAATCTGCAACAATGAATAAGATAAAAATAGAAATACAAAGGAATAAAATTGTCAGAAATTTATAGTAAAGAAATGCAACTAACATTGTTGCGAACAATGGTATCAGATGCGGAATTATTCACACGTGTCATTAACATCTTCAATCCAGATAACTTTGATAAAACATTAAAGCCAGTTGCTACATTGTTGAAAGAGCACTCAGACAAATATAGAACACTGCCTGATACAGAAATTATCAAAGCAAGTACTGGTGTCGAGATTGAACTGTTAGATGAAGTCAAGAATGATAGAAAAGAATGGTTCTTAGATAAGTTTGAAGCTTTTACTAAGAAGCAGGAACTTGAACGTGCGATTGTTAAGGCATACGAATTACTTGAAGGTGGTAAGTTTGAATCAATTGAAAAACTAGTTAAGGATGCGGTTCAAATCAGTTTGACCAGAGACATGGGTACTGATTATTTTGATAGCCCATCTACACGATTGAACAAATATTTCTCTAGTGGTGGTCAAATGTCTACGGGCTGGCCTCAACTTGATAAACTATTACATGGTGGTTTCAGTCGTGGTGAATTGAACATCTTTGCCGGTGGTTCTGGTTCAGGTAAGAGTTTGGTTATGATGAACATTGCATTGAACTGGTTGCAGATGGGATTGAATGGTGTCTATATCACACTAGAACTTAGTGAAGAATTGACTGGTTTACGTACTGATGCGATGTTGACTAATCGTAGTACTAGAGAGATTCGTAAAGACATTAGCGATGCTGAATTGATGATTAAGATGGTTGGTAAAAAGTCTGGTAATTATCAGATTAAAGCATTGCCAGCACAAAGCAACATTAACCATGTTCGTGCTTTCTTAAAAGAATTTGAGATTGCATCTGGTCATAAGCTTGACTTTGTGATGATTGACTATCTTGACTTGTTGATGCCTGTATCTGCTAAAGTTAGTCCAAGTGACTTGTTCGTTAAAGATAAGTACGTTTCGGAAGAATTGCGTAACTTAGCTAAAGAACTAGGTATGTTGATGGTTACAGCGAGTCAGTTGAACCGTACTGCTGTCGATGAAATCGAATTCGATCATAGTCACATTAGTGGTGGTATTAGTAAGATTAACACTGCGGATAACGTGTTCGGTATCTTCACAAGTCGTAGTATGCGTGAACGTGGACAGTATCAGTTGCAGTGTATGAAAAGTCGTAGTTCTACTGGTGTTGGTCAGAAAATCGAACTGGAATACAACGTTGAGACAATGCGTATTTCAGACCCCAATCCAGAGGGTGAGACAAGTTATACCCCTAAACCTAGCCCTAACGATATTATGAGCAAGTTGAAGCCACAATCTAATGTAGTTTCTACTGAACCTATCATAGATCAGGGTACAGGTGAGATATTAGAACCAGTAAACAAGAAGGTTGTGGGTGATGTACAGGGGTCAAAACTCAAGAGTTTGCTTAATAGTTTAAAGAAGTAATTAACTAGAATAGAATAAATACTAGATCATGCAAAAACAAACTCGCAGCCTTTTAGAAGAACTTGAGTCGATCGGTAATAACCGTGATACAACTCATATTATTGAAAGTCGTGGACACAATATTATCACCAGTGCTATCAATTTGATAGAAATGATAGGGAAACACTATTCTCCTGAACAGGCTGAGATTTTGGAGCGCAAACTATTAAGTGCTATCAAAAGCAAGGACCAATCTAGGTTCTCAAAGTCGTTGAGGAAAAACCGTGAAAATAAATGATATACAAGAATCAAAACAATTAAATGAATTAGATTTAAGCCCATTACTAGGCACATACGGTAATGCTAAATTAGGTTCAATGATCGGTAATGAGCCCGGCGCTAAAAACATTGAGAACAAGATGGCTATGGACTTGTTCATTAAGAAGTTTGTCAATAACGCCGCGGCGGCTACTGAACAAGCTGTGCAGAGTGGATTAGTCAGTAAGACTCCTGTACCTGCTCAACAAGCGACTCAACAAGAACCTGCACAAGCAGAGCCAGCACAAGCTAAAGCACAAAGCCCAGAAGAAATTCGTAAGCAGAAATTAGCGGCAAATGCTAAAGTTGCACAAGATCAAATGAAAGCTAATCCTGCTCCTGCAAAGCCCGCAACCCCTCCTTCACCTGAACAAATCAGACAACAGAAACAGGGTGTAGCCGCAAAGACCGCACAGGACCAAATGGCTCCGTTCAGCAAGCTTCCTGCAAATCAGCCAGCAGTACAAGCACAAAATATTAGACAACAAAAGCAGGCAGCTGCCGCTAAAGCGGCTCAAGCACAGATGACCCCTAAACAGGCTGTGCCTGTAAAACAAGCTCCTGTAGCTAACAAACAACCTCCTACATTCAACGCACAGAATGTAATGAAAATGCCCGGTATGCAAAAGCAGTTAGCCAAGAAAGTTCCTGCAATGGCAGAATCAACTAAGTTTGACAGGCTAAACAATTTATTTGAAAGTATTGTACAAGAAGCAGGTCAACAGTCTATCAGTCAATATTTGATTGGATTCTTCAACAAGTTTATGAAGGGTGTTGATCCACTAGCAGTTAAACAAGCAATGCCACAAGTTCAAGCATTAGCAAAAGAAGCAGAGGCTAGCTATCCTAAGATGGGTGGTCCATTGAACAAGTTAGCACAGTTAGGATGGGCAGTATCACATCAACAGGGTGAAGAAGAACCTGAACAAACGCCAACAGAGACACCCGCACCCGCTAGCTCGTCAGATACATTAAAGCAAGTACAATCATTAATCAGTAAACTAGATGACAACGGCAAAAAGCAATTATTAAATCAGTTGCAACAGTCCATGAAAACAACTAGTCCAGCAAAAGACGAACCTATTTCAGTAGGTGGTCAGACTATTGACCCGAGCGATCCGTTGTATGCTAAAATGAAACAACAACTAGCAGGTAAGTAAATGAATCTATCAGAATCATTATCATTATTAATGAGTAAAATAGACCAACTGTCTACTGTAGTTACAGAGGCAAAAGGTCACATGGATCACCCCGAAGATTTAGTATTATTAAATGGCGGTCAAGGTGCAGAACGTGCTATCCAAGCTACAGTTGACACTGGTACACATCCACAACAGATTACTATCAAATGGGACGGATATCCTGCATTGATATTTGGTCGCGGGCCAAATGGCAAGTTCAGTATCATGGACAAACATATGTTCAACAAAGCAGATGGTTCAGGACGCAATGTATACAGCCCAGAACAGTTTGCCGCATACGACAAAGCACGTGGAGTAGACCGTACTAATTTACATACATTAATCAATGAGATTTGGCCTGGACTAGAAAAAGCTGACACCGGTAAAGGTTATTACTGGGGTGATTTATTGTTCAGTCAACCGTTACAACCAGGTAAAGATGGATTATACAGATTCAAAGCTAATCCTAACGGCATTACGTACACAGTAGATCCTAAGAGTGACAATGAAATTGTTAAACTGTTACATGGCAAACAAGCAGGTATTGTAGTTCATCAGTTTATTTCACCTACAGCATTAACTACAGATGAAGCTCAGCCATTGAATGGTACGATTGGAAAATTGAAGAACAACAGCAATGTTGCTATTGTTCCTGCTAAAATGCCTATCACTCCTAAAGTAAAGATTGATAAGACATTATTAAGCAATGCTAAGAAAAGCGCACAAAAATACGGAGATGTTGTATCTCAGTATTTTGAGAATGCACCACAAGCAAAATCAGCATTTACCAACTTGTTTACTACATACATCAACAAACGAATCGTTGCAGGACACTTAAATGATTTAACTGATGGATTCATACAGTTCATGCAAAATCGTCCACTTAGTGGCCCTATGCAAAAAAAGTTGATGGGTTATGATACATTAGATCCTAAGACTAATAAAGAGATTCATGTCCCGGGATATATCGATGGCAATGTACCTACATTGCAGGCCATCTTTCAATTGTGGATTGACGTATACAATCTAAAAATGAACGTTGTAGAGCAACTGAACAGAGCCGCACAAACTAGTCCTATACAAGGTTACTTAGATGATGGAACTAACACACAAGAGGGTTTCGTCAGTCACGGGTTAAAATTCGTAGACAGAATGGGTTTTAGTCGCCAAAATCTAGCCGGAAGATAAGTCCAAAACCAGCATTTTTTTGTTCCAGGACTAAATAAGTATATGAATCTATAGGATTCAAACTATTTAAAGGAAATATATCATGTCAGGATTTACAAGAACACACGGCGATTCACAACCAGTATTCGCTATTGACGTACAAAACGGTCCAGTTGCTTCTACAGCAGATGCTAACGGTACAGTAACTAACTTATACGGTCCAGCTTTCGACTTCTTCGGTCTAGACCTAGGTGCTGCTCCTACTGCTCAATTGGGCGTTGGTGGTGCAGTTGGTGCAGTTAACCAAGCTATCGAACAACTAGCTACTATCGCTATGTATCAAGTTCAAGCTTCTTCTGCGGCTAACAACATGTCTGTTGCTGTATACCCAGTTGGTGCATGGACAGCGGCTACATTGCAAACAGCAGTTCGTGCTTTAGGTACAGTTAATGGTTACGACCTATCTGGTGCATTAGTAACTAACGTTGGTTTCAAACTAGCGGCTTCCTAATCAGTCGTTTAACTACGAAAGAATCCGAGATTTATTCTCGGATTTTTTTTACCTCTAAATATAGATATGAGTTTTAAAGTAAGTTGCTACACACTATTTGATATCACCCAGACAGGTGTTGTCAATCGTACCAAACCCGGCACCGATGAGGATATGAATGTTTGGTTATCTAAACGCAATACACAATGCAACTTTGATACGATACTGCAAGTAGTATCATTACGTAGTCAACCAGAAGATATCTCTGTTCCAACTATAGATGAAATAAACCTAAATGATTTTGAGAATTTTGGGTTCTTGCTAGAGAATGACGAGAAAATTAAATGCTGGTCTTTTAGTTTTGAGATACAACATCCTAGCGTATTCAATGATGGGATAACTGAATTAGGATCACTATACAGCGATTGTGACGGAGTACCCATGATTAAAACTGACACTGTTTGGGATAAACTCCCGTCATTCTTGGATTCAAGTGATGAACTCAGAAATATCTATTTTAAGGTAGTAGAAAATGATTGATGTTGAAAAACATTTTAAGAAAGTCATATCTAAGCAAGAGTTGGATAGACTACAGAATATTGCTATTTTTCAGAATCCAAATGGGTCATATGACGTATTCAATAGCTATGTTATAAACAAAACTTCAAACGGAATAACAGTCGAATTATACAATGGCGATATAATCAACACATTTTGCAACATGAAGAATGCAATTTGTTGGTGTATATTTGACAAGCAATATAAGGTTGCTATTGCCAATAGAGTAGTCGAATTAGACTTAAAACTATCAGCCATTGATGTAAGTCTACATATGCACCAAAAATTGTTCAAAAAAACAAAAGATGCGGATAACAGAATGATCTACTTAGCTAAGTTAAATGAGGACAAGTTCAGAAAACGTCAAATGACAAGCGAATTAGACGCCTACATAAGCGAATCTAACTATTGGCAACAGAAGCGGTATCAATTAAAAACCGACAATAAAAGCCAAAAGTGATAAATAATATATATTAGTCTTTGGGACCCACAACTATGAAATTAACAGATTTTGATAACAAACCAGTAGCAAGCGCACAACGTGCCTTGAAAGAACACTATGGTACATCTATCGATGTTACTAAGATGTCATATGCACAAGTACGCAACATGCTATCTAAAGTGCGTGGCTTAATGAGCGAGTCTAAGCAATCAGCTAACTTTAGCGAAAGCCATGGTAATCCAGCATACATGAAATTAGTATTCATGGAACAAGCACTAAGCAAGCATTTTGCTCAATTAAGTGCAAATCGTCCACGTATCGTTACTGAGAACGAAGAAGTAGAAAAGTCACAAGTTGTTTTGGCAGCTCAAGACCTAGTAGATTCACTACGTAAGATGATTGAAGAAGTTTCTGACATGCTAGTTAAAGAACTACCTGCATTGTCTGATTCTATTCAGAGTGAGATCGGTGTTAACGAATCCGAACAATTCACTAGCCAAGCTACAGAAGCACTAACTTCATTGCAAGCTACATTGACACAAAGCGAAAGCACAATGAAATCTGCATTGAACAGTATCACTGGTCAAGGTGGTGCAGAAGCATTCGGTGCTGATGATATGGGTGGCGACATGATGGGTGGCGACATGGGCAGTGAAGAAACTGCTGACATGAACGCTGACATTCCTCTACCAGACGGCGGCGAAGAAGATTTCAGTGCTGATATTGAAGCACCAGAAGAAGAGCCAGTTGGTGGCGTAGGCCGCGCAAAACGTTAATATGAAACTTTTTGAGTTTGACGCCAGTCCTCTTTTAGTTAGGTTGGTAGCAAGTACCAGCCAACTAAAGAGCGAAATAGACGCCGGACAAGAAAAACCTAACTGGACTGTCCCAGAACTCTTGAAATACTACAGAGATAATGATATTATCGTTGATAAGTCTGATTTGTATGACATGATTAAAGAGGCTCCACTAAACAAATACATTGCTAACATTCAAGGTGACAATGTAGTGTTTAAAGGTCAAGCAATGGGCAACGAGCCCGGTGCTGATGAAAGTCAAAAAATTGTCAATCAAATGGCTCATAATGCAATGAAATAATATTATATATAATGTGGGACAGTGTTTATATAGTAGGCGATAGTTTTGCAGAAGGTGTTGATGTAGATCCAAAAGATTCTTTGGGTAGTAGAATTGCAGAACATTATAATGTTCCTTTAATAAACAAAGGATACGCCGGCGCTAGCAACGAGTATACATTCAGAACTCTATACGAAGACGTTCCTAAATTTGACATAAAGCCTTTAGTAGTATTAGTGTATACTAATTCCGATAGGCAGGACTTTTATATAAACAATCACAATATTATAGGGTCTGTTATTACTAGACCCAACATGTTTAGTAAATCATTTATTAAAGAATACCTCACTAACTGTTTTAGTGAAGAATATCAAGTTAAAAAAAGTCTATCCTACATAAAAGCAATACGACTTTTATTAGAGACTAACTCAATACCATATATCGAGTGTTTCTCTATGCATGATCCTATCTTGTTTGATTCATTTCTTAAACAAGAATATACATATGCAAAGCTTGATGATGTTACACATATGATGGATACTTCACTTACAGTTAAAGGTGGTTGGAATAAATTTCATCTAACAGTGCAACCAAAGAATGAGTTGCCTGCAGGGCATTTAAATGAGCGTGGAAGTGAGCTTGTTGCCCAATGGATGATTGAAAAGATTAATTCTTTGTATCCAAATGAATACGCAAATAAACCATTCGTTGAAAAATATACATGATAACACTCACTGAAAAAGCATCAAACAAAGTAAAGCAAACAATCGCTAAACGAGGCAAGGGCTTAGGAATTCGCATCGGTGTAAAAACTACGGGTTGCTCGGGGCTAGCTTATGTGTTAGAGTACGTAGACTCTGCGAAAGAGGAAGATATCGTACTGGACTGTAATGGTTGCTCATTGTATGTTGATCCAAAGAGTTGTCCTTATCTACAGGGATTAACTATAGACTTTGTACGCAATGGCTTGAACGAGGGTTTTGAATTTAAAAATCCAAACGAACGTGACCGTTGCGGATGCGGGGAAAGCTTTAGAGTTTAATTTCCCATTAGAGTGTTATTTTACACTGATACCTCGTACAATCAGCTATTCATGATAACAGAAAAATTTACATACGCCCCACTATACAGAGAAACAATCGACGGATCAAGAAAATACGCTACACCAGATGGCGAAAAACTCCCGTCAGTTACTACTATTCTAGACTTCACTAAAAGTGAAGAATCTAAGCAAGCACTACAGAATTGGCGTAATCGTGTAGGGCATCAAAAAGCAAAAGAAATCACCACAGAGGCAGCGGGGCGAGGTACTCGTATGCACAAGTGGATTGAAGATTACATCAAGACAGGAGAAATAGGTGAGCCCGGAAGCAATCCATACAGTCAGCAAAGCCATAAAATGGCATCATCTATCATTTATCAAGGTCTTGTCAAATGTAATGAGTTCTGGGGCACTGAAGTACCCCTTTACTATCCTAAGATATATGCCGGAACAACTGACCTTGTTGGCGTACATGATGGCGAACCTGCTAT